CAAGAGCAAGTTCCTCGATCTTAACAACAGTAATAGTAACAGTAACAGTAACAACAACAACAATAGGACAATGGTCCATTGTCGAGCGTGTAACAAGACGTATGATGGAAATGCTCAGTGTTGCCCCGATCTGAATCACGAACGCGTGAGAGTACCTAAGTAGAAAACGAAAAAGTAAAAAGTATGTAAAATGGTGAAGTCGTCCCGTAAAGTCTCCAAGTTTATCATCGAGATAGACAAGGTCGTCAAGAAGAAAGATGCGAAAATCAAGAAACAGAAAGGTATCATCAAGGCACTCAAGAGCGACCCAAAAATCAAAAAGCACAAGGTGACCATCCTCAGTTTACAGAGCAGACTCGCAGAGGTAGAGAATGAACTCAGGCGTTACAAAGTCGGTCGTGTGACCATCACGAACAAAACAGTAGAGAATGCCTTTAAGAATTTACGAAACGGTCAGTCACTCTTTAAAATGAAAGCGCAGACGAAGAGGTTAATCGAGATGTCCGGTAGGTGGGATGAAGCTCGAAAAATTCACACACAAAAACTGTTATGTTAGCTCCGGTTGTCAATCAAAGTTTTTGTCCTTTTCCCCTTCCCAATTTGTGAGTCGGTCCTTGAACTTCTCCGAGTCACAATCAGACCTATAGGGAACTTTTTCAGCCCTAAGTGCCTTCTCCGTGGCGGCCATGCGACTACTCAACGAACGCTTCGCAGAGTCTGCGGGGTTCAGACGAACGTACTCTTCAACCTTTTTCTTAGCCTCCATATATACTATGGACACTCCTATCCTTTATTACTGTAAAGCTTGTCAGAGAACCTATGATGGAAACGCACAGTGCTGCTTCGAGATGGACCACGTCGAAGTTAAAATCCCCGTAGATACTAAATGATTCCTCTTCTCATTGTCGGTACTCTCGCCGCAGCTGTGGGATACACGTATACGGGTCGGAACCTCGTGTCCTCGGAAAAAGCCAAGCGACTCATCAAGTCTGGTAAGGTCAAGGTTGTCATAGACGTTCGTACCACCATGGAATACCGCGCGGGGCACTACCCCAAAGCTGTTCATATTCCCGTCAACAAAATTAACAAAAAAACAACGGCTAACCTTCCCAAGAAGGGGATACTCGTCTACTGCAACACTGGACAACGGGCCAGATTTGCGGCAGAGAAATTGGAGGGTCTTGGATTTAAGGAAGTATACTACATCGCCGGACTCTACTCAAGTCTACTATAACTTTTTCCCTTCGCATGAAAACGGCGACCTCCATGTTGTTTCATGGATGTCACGTTTTCGACTCGCGTCACATCAACCCAAGACATTTTTGACTCTGGTGTCTTGCTGTGGTGTATAGCCAGTACGGCTGCTTCTCGCTTCACAACTCTGGGGAGTTCTTCCCCCTCGTAGCACACGACAACGTGGGCACCTGGGTACCCACTCGCATGCATCCACCAGTACTTAGGGTCACTCGTATTCGTGAGATGATCATTCTCTTTTGCATTTTGTCCCACCTTTACTATGATTCTTTCATAGGAAGAATACTCTAGCATTTATTAATTTATATTTAAATACCTTTATACGGAATACAAGCTTTATGAATACCACCAACTATCATATATTTTGCATCTGCTTTAATTAATTCCCCCGAGTGAATACAAGTCCATGTAGACGGAAAAAATATAAGCTTACATGCTTCGGGGCGTATTTCTCTACCATTTATAAATTTAGTCCTTCCATCTTCATCAGGTTCTAATGTATTTAAATACCATATAAAAGTCAATACACGATTTGGTTCGGATGCCAATGTATCACAATGCCATCTATAACACCGACCTTTCAAAACTCTCTGTATACTCATATATCCAATTGTACATCCAGTACCTAATGTATGATGCATAGCGAAATAACCATCATCCTTACCACTGGAATCACAACGATCGTATATATATTTTTTGGCTTCACTTAGATATTCCATTTATTTTGGCTCTGTGATTGAAGAGAACCGACTTTGACTTTAGTCCCTAATTAGCGTGGCAACCACTATCTCAGACGTACAAAGAATACAATCCATAGCACCCGCGGAACCACGAGTAAGAAGAATTGAATCATATTCACGGTTCACCTTCTTGATCTGGCAATCCAGACCATATAAAAGAAGATAGTAAATATTTCACACCTTTTGTAAGTTGCTTACCTCTATGAACATATGTCCACGTGGCTGGAAATACTAATAATTTACCTCTCTTTGGTTGTATAGACTTACCACACATGAAATCAGTCGTACCACCACACCCCTCCTCTACATCATTTAGATATATGATCCATGTTAAAAGTCGACTACATTTGTATATTAACGAATCACAATGCCATCTATAAAATCCACCCGGGGTCGTTTTTTGAATTTGGGGTATAGCGGTAAAACCTCCCATTAACGCAATTTCATTAAGAATATTTTTGCCATGCATGGCATGTATTTTACAATATTCTTTATAGTCATTAAATGCTTTTACTTGAAAAGCATGTAATATATTTTGAACATTCTGAGAATACTCAGAAGAACCGGATAGTAACATATCTGTACTTATTTTATGATTCGTATTTACACCACTTGATATACGACCAGGTGTATGTTGATCAGGATTTCCTTCGAAATACTGTATAAGATTTTCACATATTATTGATGGAAGAAAATTTTCGCATTCGTAAATAAATTCTGTCATATATATATTATACTTAGAATGCTTTAATTGGTTTTCCATACAAGTTCAGTTAATGTAACTTTATCACCATCTTCAACCCTTTTACCTCTATGTAAATATAATCAAATTTCCTTCACTTGGTTTAATGCCTACTTCATGTAGTTTTTTAACTATAGGATTATATCCACCCTACATTATACCCTTTTTACATGTTTACTAAATTCAAATGCTTTGATTATATTTTTGCATATCGTCGGATTTAAAAAGTGTTCATATTGGTATATAAAGTTTAGTTATATGTTAATAAGTAAATACCTTAAGTATCTCAATTTTTAATAATCACGTACATTATTAGAATTCAGACTTATCCGGTATGTGGAACCCACGATATTTGCATCAAATGGTATTAATTCGTCTACCGTGGATCATTATGACATATTAACCCGTCCATATCGTTTCATAGATGTTCCGTTTTCGACTTATAGTCACACCCATCCAAGCAATTTTTATATCCAATACGCTTGATTCTCTTTTGCATTTTCTCCAACTCGAACGGGTATATTACCCGACGTGATATATTCTAACATACAAGTATAATGCACGTCGTTCTTAAGCCCAGTCCATCCGTCACACATAAGTATAGAGTCATCCTACCAAATAAGAGAATTATTGATTTTGGTGAAAGAGGGGTTCAACAGTATCCAGATCACGGTAATCCGAGACTCATGCGCGCACAACTTCTTAGGAAAGGTGCTATCATTCCTAAAGAGCTGCGAATAGAGACGGATCAGTATGAGATACATAAGGGGATGCTGAAAATCAAAGAAAGTTCTAAAGAGGATTGGGAAGATTTCTTCCAAGCAGAATATTGGGAGAGATGGGTATTACACACGTACCCTAACGTGGATAAGGCTAAATTGTATATGACTATGAGTCAGGGTATACTTTTCATGCCTACACCCGAAGACCTATGGTTCGCTAATTGCCAGTAGACCCAAAACCCCCGTCACCCCTCTCAGTATCCTCGACGATACTAATCTCCTCAATTGGGGGTGTCTCACAACGCTCTAGAATGAGTTGCGCGATTCGATCACCCTTCTTGATTTCAAAGTCTTTCTCTCCATGGTTGAATAGAATGACTTTGATTTCACCGGTATAATCAGGGTCAATCACACCCGCACCAACAGTGATGCAATGCTTTGCGGCTAACCCCGAGCGGGGAGCTACACGACCGTATACCCCAGGTGGAAGAACCACTGTGATGCCAGTTCCTACGATTGCTCTTCCAGCCTGGCTAGGAACCATGGCATCCTCGGAGCTATATAAATCATATCCCACAGAACGATCAGACCCACGAGTAGGCACAATAGCATCGTAACAGAGCTTCTTGACCCCGAGGGACATCTACCTGTATCATGACTCAAATCCTTAAGTTGATGGTTGACTAAATCTAGGAGATATCCCTTTTCTAGCTCGTTCCGTGTACACCAATTTCAAACATAAATATGGAATTCCGTAAATTGCCATATACGACCACTTCATAAGATAGTATAGTATAATTCTTATGCATAAATATCGATGGGAAGAACCGATTTACATGTTTCTTTCATAGCATCGACATATGGTTCGATAGTATCCACGCGACCCTGCCAATCAAATAACATATTCTCATGCGCGCGATCCCTACAGACGT